CCGTTTTGGATCAATAGCCATAGTGACCTCCTTAGGTCAGTAGTCTGCGCCTGGATGGCGCATCCCCGTCCGTGGTTGTGGAGCCGGCGGCCGGGGCCTTGAGGATGATTCCCCATACCCGCATCGGCGGGTTTTCTTTTTTCTGGAGTGCGCGATGGCTATCGAGTGGCCCGCCAGCCTCACCCCTCGGGAAATGACCTGGGGCATCGTCTACAACAATCGGGCCTTCACCTCGTCGCTGTCGAACGCACAACAGCTGGTTGGCTACCCGGGCGCCTATTGGCAGTGCCAGCTCAGCTTCCCGGCGCTGTTCGGCGCCGACGAGCGCGAGCTGACATCGATGCTGGGCCGCCTGCAGGGCATGTTCGGCACCGTGAAGATCCCGGCTTTCACCCGTACCCGGGGGGACAACATCGGCTCGCCGAAGGTAGCCCAGGCCAGCGCCCAGGCGACCTTTATGCAGCTCAACGGGGTGACGGCCAGCGCTAAGGTCTTCAGCCGCGGCGACTACATCACCGTGGCCGATGAGATGTTCGAGGTGGTGGACGATGCCACGTCGAACGCCAGCGGCCTTGTGACGCTGAACCTGAACAAGCGGATCCGCCGGGCGATCGCCGCCGGCACGGCCGTGGAGTACCGCAACCCCTACGCCGTGATGCGCCGGGCCGACGACGCCCACCAGATCAGCATCCAGCCGATCGTGGCCAACGCCAACCTGGCATTCCGGGAGGCCTTCTAATGGCGTCCATGTTCCCCTTCAGCCAGCGCGTCATCGACATCATCGCCCAGGGCAACTTCCTGGCGGTCATGGCGGTGCAGCTGGATTTCCCGGACGGGATGGTTTTTGCCCACACCGGCACCGGTGACCTGGTGATCGACGGTATCACCTACACCGGCGTCGGCCAGTTCGGCGAGGTCGGCCAGGCCCAGGAGAGCAGCAACAGCGGCTCGCCCATGTCCATCGACCTGACCCTGAACGGCCTGGACAGCACCATCATCCAGGAGACCAGCGTGAAGGGCTGCCGGGGGCGCCAGGGAAAGCTGATGTTCGTGGTCTTCAACCAGGCCGGCGAGTACGCCGCCGACATCCTGTTCTCCGGGCGGATGGACGCGGCTCAACTGTCCTACGCCGGCAACGGGGAGGACGGCAACAAGATCACCGTCCCGCTGATCGACCGCATGGCCGAGTGGAACCGCACCGGCACCGAGCGCTGGACGGACGAGAACCACCGGGCGCGCCACCAGGGCGACCGCTTCTTCTACGCCGTGGCGCAGATGTCCGAATGGCCCATCTACTGGGGAGCCAGCAAGGACGCGCCGCCCTTCACCTACGAGTAACCCGATGCGCTACCGCGACTGGACCACCCGACTGAACGACACGATCAAGGCCGCCTCCGAGCGGCCTTTTTCATGGGGCGAGTTCGACTGCTGCCTGTTCGCCGCCGATTGTGCCATGGCGGTGTGCGGCGTGGACCCGGCGGCCGACTACCGCGGCCAGTACGACAGCGAGGCCTCGGCCAAGCGCGCGCTGAAGAAGCGCCACGGCAGCCTGGAGGCGGCCTGGGATGCCTGCTTCGCCCGGGTGAACCCGGCCTTCATCCAGCGCGGCGATGTGGCGCTGTACCAGGGCCCGAACGGGCGCGGGGTGGCGGTGTACTGGGCCGGTGAGTTCTGGACGTCGGTCGAGATCGGCGCCGCGCGCGTCGAGTGTGAGCCTGAAGTGGTTTGGAGAGTTGAATGAGCCAGGGCGTAGGAAAGATCGGCCAGGTCGCCATTGGCGCCGCGATCGGCTTCATGCAGGGCAACGTGGTCGGCGCGGTGATCGGCGCCGGCCTGGCGCTGTACTCGGCCAACCAGCAGGAAAAGCTGGCGGCCAAGTCGAATCTGCGCGAGAGCGAGCCGTCTGCCCAGACTGTCCGTTCGAGCAAGGCCCCGACTCGCTACATCCTCGGCCGCGTGAGCACCGGCGGCGTGCTGGCCTGGGCCCAGGAGCAGGGCGGCGCTGATGCCGATGGCGAGTGGCTGCACCTGGTCTACGTGCTGTCCGAAGGTGAGATCGACGGCCTGGAGAGCATCACCCTGGGCGAGGAGGACATCGCCACCTTCGGCGATCAGGCCAGCTACGAGCTGATCGTCAACCCGACCCAGGTCAACACCTTCCTCAAGACCTACTGTCCAGACTGGAAGGACTCCCAGATCGGCCGCGGCCTGAGCTTCGTGCGCCTGTCGCTGCGCTACAGCGGCGAGAAATTCCCCAGCGGCCTGCCGGATGTGCGCTTCGTCGTGCATGGCCGTCGCGACATCTACGACCCGCGCTCGGGCTCCAGCATCTACACCGAGAACACCGCCCTGCACCTGCTGTGGTTCCTGCGCAACCGCTGCCACGTCCCTGACGATGAGATCGTATTCGAGACCTTCGCCAGCGCGGCCAACGTCTGCGACGAGTTCACCTCGAACCCGGACGGCACCGGCAGCCCGCGCTACCGGACCGGCTGCGTCATTGGCGCCGATGAGTCCCGCACGCAGGTGCTGCAGAAGCTGGAGGCCTCCTGTGCCGGCCAACTGATCCGCGTGGGCGGCCGCTGGATGCTGCAGGCGGGCGCCTACTATGGCCCGGCCGACTTCACCATCACCGAGGACATGGTGATCGGCACCGTCACTGGCACCACCGAGCCGAGCAACGACGCGGTGATCAACACCGTGCGTGGCACCTTCATGGACCCGAAGCAGTCCTGGACCGAGACCGACTACCCCGAGGTGGTGGTGGCCGAGTGGGTGCTGGAGGACGGCGGCGAGGCGGCGGAGACCCTGACCTTCTCCTACGTCAACGATCCCTATCAGGCCCAGCGCCTGGCGAACATCGAGCTACGCCGGCGCCGGGCGGGCGGCACCATCAGCCTGCCCATGAACTTCGCCGGCTACAACTGCCGCCCGGGGCGGGTAGTGCGTCTGGATCTGCCGTCCCTGAACATGTCGGGCGAGTTCATCGTGACCGACTGGAGCATGGGCACCCAGGAGGCGTGCACCGTCTCCCTGCAGCAGTACGAGCCGGCGATCTTCGACGACGCCGTGGGCAAGCCCTACAACCCGATCGGCTTCATCAACCTTCCCGCCGGCGGACTGGGCTCGCCGACCGACCTGAAGTGGACGCCGGATGCTACCGCCGAGGTGGTGCAGGGCGTCCTGAGCTGGACCCGTCCGGCTGGCATCGTCAGTGGCTACGCCGTCACCGTTCGCCAGGGCACCGCCGTGGTGCAGGCGCAGCAGCTGCCGGAGACGGCGGTGACCTGTCCCCTGAGCGGATTGCCCTCGGGAAACTACGTCATGTCGGTGGCTGCGCTGGGCCCGCTGGCGCGCTCGGGCGAGGTAAGCATCACCGTCAGCATCGGCGGCCCGCCGATCCCCGAGAAGGTGGCGGTCTATGCCAACATCGATGCCATCACCCTGGTGCCGAGCAATCCGCTGCACGGCCTGAACGGCGGCACCTACGAATACTGGTTCACCACCGACCCGAAGGCGACCTCCGACAAAGCGGAATACCTGGGCCAGGGCCTGAGCTTCACCCACACCGGCCTGGCTTTCTACTCGAACTACTACTACTTCATCCGGACCCGCAACGCCTATGGCGTGAGCGCGTTCCTGAAGGTGAACGCCGCGACCAGCCAGGACGTCGGTGCGATCCTGAGCGGCCTCACTGGCAAGATCACCAAGACGCAGCTGGGTAGCGACCTGCTGAAGTCGGTGGACTCGATTGATAACTTGGTGCCGCTGGTGTGGACGCCCAGTGCCACCTACAGCAAGGACCAGACCGTCATTCATGCTGGCAAGCTCTATGCCTGGGCCAGTGACACGCCGGGCAATCAGGAGCCGCCCGGTACGAACTGGGTTGATGCAGGGCAGGGCATTGCTCAGGCCGGCGCGGTGGCCGCGCAGGTCAGCAAGAACACCCAGGACATCAGTAGCATCGATGGCAGGGTAAAAGCTCAGGCGTCGAGTATCAGCGGGCTGGTGGCTCAGGTGGTCCCGGATGGCGCGGGCGACAGCGACTGGGGTGCTGGTGATGCCAATGTCTATGCGGGCACCATCACCGTCCAGTCGGTTGCGGCCGACGCTACGCAGGCCCAGGCCAAGCGTACCGACACCCTTTCCGCCGCACTAGGGGATACGAACGCAGCCGTGCAGGTCGCCCAGCAAGCGACTGTCCAGCAGGCCAACTCGCTCAACGGTTTGGCTGCCAAGGTTTCGTCCTCCTACTCGATCAAGACCGAGATCACGGCCAATGGTCAGCGCTACGCTGCCGGCATTGCGCTTGGCGTGGACTACTCGGGTGGTGACGTCACCAGCCAGTTCCTGGTGATGGCCTCGCGCTTCGCGGTACTCAACACCGATGGCAGCACGGTGACCTCGCCATTCTTGATCCAGAACGGCCAGACCCTCATCAACACCGCGATCATCGGCGACGGCACCATCACGAACGCCAAGATCGGCCAGACCATCCAGTCCAACGACTATGTGGCAGGACAGACCGGCTGGCGGCTGGACAAGGGCGGTTCGTTCGAGATCAACGGCTCAATCGCTGGGGAAGGGCGGCTGAACATCACCAACACCCGGCTGACGATGTACGACGGCAACGGCGTGCTGCGGCTGCTGATCGGGAAGGCGTTCTGATGGCTTACGACTTCATCATCAACGACGCGGCCGGGCGCGTGATGCTCAACCGCGCCCGGTTTGCCCTGCGGATCATCCATCGGGGCGTCGTCACCAACCCGACTGGCAACTTCACGACCATGACCTACGACGTGCCTGGCGACCTAGGATCGAGATTCATGATCTGGGTCCAGGAAGACAAGGCTGGCTATGGAATCCCTGCCTACCGGGTCGATGGCCGGCGCGTGACCCTCAACATGACCGGCAATCAGTCGGCATTGATACTGGCGGTGTCCTTCGGATGAGCTACGCCATCCAGCTGTTCAACGAACAGAATGCCCTGGTGATCGACGGACAAAACTCGCTGCTGCACTGGATTTTCTCCGCGCAGTACGTGGTGGCGGCGAACACCAACAAACCGCTGCAGGTGAACTGGCCGCAAGCCGTCACCACTCAGCAGCCCCCAATGGTCTTCCAGAAGCTGAATGCCAACGGCTACGGCTGCGGCAACTTCAGGCAACTGGGCAGCCCGGGCAACTGGACCGG